AGTCAAAAGCTACAAACATTATATTTGCATATCAAGATGATGCTCTACGCCATTGACGTCCTTAACAAAGCAACCAAAACAATTCAACAACTTCGGGTATTTAAAGTAGATGGACAATCAACTGATGACATTCGCGCTCTAAGAACGGAGTTTGAACGACTAACTGGGAAAAAGTTACTTTCAAGAAAATATACAAGTGCTCTAACATCTAAGTTATTTGATGAATCAGTAACGAAGAATTCGAACAACAAGCTAACTTATCATATACAGAACAAATCCATGATTGGGACTCATCTGTTATCACTTGATACTGATAAGGTAATTTGGACATCAGCAGAAGATATTAAAAGTAAAATTTGTGAGAGTGAAGTAACATTGCAATCGATCAAAATGATAGAATCTGACCTTACTAAGGCGTTGCAAATGTATGATGATACGGCTCCGACAAAAACAGTTATCTCCGCTGATGAGAGGAGTGTGTCTTGGAAAACGGATCCAAAGATGATTAAAGTTGTGATACGAGATGGTAAAGATGAGAGTTGCTTCGGTCTTGGAACTGAGAAGATACCAATGCGAGACAGCAATTTCTACGCCAACGAATATGATTTGGAACAGAATATGATGGCGTCGGTTAATTTCCTTAATGTGGCATCGAGTTTTGACGATTCTAAAAGTTTGAAGTTAAAGTCAGATCTTGCAAAAGTTGGAACCGCTTATGAGCAATGGTGTAATGACCATCCGCAAATCAGTGACCAGTATCAAGTTAGAATGATTGTAAGAGCGTCGACGTATGAGGAGCCATTGATCAAAGACCTGCTTAGTAACATCGCGTCTACATGCATTTTTACGTGCGCAATCTATAATGAGGATGGTACTTGGAGTGTAACAGATAGTTTCAACGATACAGATACAGTACTAGCGCCTGTTGAGGAATTATCGGCGACCGCTAACTGGTCGACACCTGAAACTGTTGATGGTCAGGCTGAGCAACAAGTGGTTGCATCTGAATCAATTGCATCGGCTACAGCAACAACGGAATCAAACGTTGACACTGCGATTAATGAACAAGCTGTTGAAATAAATGACGTGGATGAATCAACAACTGAAGCTTCACAAGATGCCACGGTGATTGAAAAGCCGTTGGTTGAAGAGGAACAAAGAAGTGTTGATACAACTCACCGAATACAATCAGTAGAAAAGACTGTGAATGCTGTACCAACCAAACCATGTGAGAAAGACGAATTATCAAATGAAAAGAAGACATTGATTCGGTTAATTGGTTCAGAACTTGATGGAGATAAACCAATTGTCGTTAACGTCGCGAGCGATTATACATTACAGGATCAGATTGAAGATTTAATAAACAACAAAACGGCTAACATTCGTATCTGGCATAATGAGATTCTAATCGGTAGACGTGACACTATACATTCATTACGCGCTGGTAATCTCTCTGAATTTATTATTAAATTTCAGACCATTACAATACCTGAATCGAATGTACCAACTTTTAATGTTAAACTCAATACAGGCTCAAATATTGGTGTCGAGCCTTTTGCCGTTAAGAATAACACGACAAGGTCGAGTAATGATGAACTCTTTGAGTGGGGTTTTAAGACGATGGTTGAGTCGTTAATCAAAACACATTTATCATTTTTGCACTCGACCAATCCAACGGCTGATCGAATAATAATTACGTATGGTAAGAAGTACAAGGCAGATGATTTTGAATTAGAGATGGTTAATGGTTTTAGAGTGATGACACATAAGAAAAGTAAAATCTCGGCTTTTAAGTCAGAGACGATTGAGAATTTGTTAAAAATGGCTGGCGACGATGAAGCGAAACGTAATATGATTTACGATGTAATTGACAATATAATGAGTTCGTGTCTATCGGAGGCTGAGTCTCCATACACATCTTTCCAGCAAAGACATTTGAATGTCATTGGCTTAATGCGTGATTAACGATTACAATTATTAATGTTATTAAGATATCTGTTACCATATTAAATTGATGGGTGTTATTGGGCGATAATGAGCGTAAGGGCATATTTATGATATGCATCTGACTAACAATGTGTAGCTAAAATAGC